AATGACTTTGTGGTCAATCTGGCTAACGCAATGGACATGAACGCTGACACGTTTAAGGTTGCGCTATCTAACACAGACCCAACATCAGGCACAAATGCGGCGGCTGATGGAAATGGTGTATTAGCAAATATTACAGAAATTTCATACACAAACCTATCAGCAAGAACATTGCAAAATGTGACTAGCACCCAGACGTCAGGCACATATAAGTTATCTGCCGATGACTTAGTGTTAACAGCATCAGGTGGTTCGGTTGCACCTTTTAGATATGTTGTGATCTACAATGATACACCAACATCACCTGCCGATCCTATTGTTGGTTATTACGATTATGGTTCATCATTAACACTGAACGATGGCGATACATTTACAATAGATATTGGAACTAACGGTATCTTAACGCTTACATAGAGTAGGAGCGCATCATGGCAAAACTTTTTAACAGAGCCAAGATGAACACCGCCACTACTGGTGCAGGAACTATTACACTAGGAACGGCTGAAACAGGCTTTCAAACTTTTGCTGATGCAGGAGTTGCTAACGGCGATGTTGTTCAATATGTCATAGAAGAAGGTTCTAATTGGGAAATAGGAACAGGAACTTATACTGCTAGTGGCACAACTTTAACACGTTCCCCAAGTGAAAGCAGCGGTGGCGGTAGTGCGGTATCTCTTGGCGGTGGCGCAAAAGTTTCAATTACAGCCATTGCGGATGATTTCAAAAGACTGCAATTAGCAGGGTCTACGAAGGCAGAGGCTACTTCTGGCGGTTTAACTGTAACTGGAAATATTGTTGTAAGCGGCAATGTTGACGGTAGAAATGTTGCATCTGACGGTACTAAACTTGATGGTATTGAAACAGGTGCAACGGCTGACCAAACTAAAGCTGACATTGATGCGCTGAATATAAATGCTGACCAAGTAGATGGCTTAGAGGCTTCTCAGTTTCTTAGAAGTGATGCACATGACAGTACAAGCCACAATTTAGACATAAATGGCGGTTCATTGCGTGTTGGTGGAACTAGCTATGCGATGGCTATAAGTACAAACGGCAACCAATCAAACGGATCTATCGACCATACAGCAAACAATAAAGAAGGGATTTTTTGGCACACAAGCAATGATTATTCGATTGCTAGAACAGCGGGTTCTTGGACTTCGCCTGCGTATCAAAGATTAGAAATAAATTGGCCTACTGGTATTGTACTTAGCACTAGCGCAGCGGGAACTCATACAAACTCTCATACAGAATTTCAGTCCACAATCAAATCAAACATAACGCAAGATGAAAAAATAGTTTTGTCTGGATCAACTAACCCTTTCATTCGTTTTAAACAAGGCACTACAGATAAGGGTTATTTGCAATGGCACTCAAGTAGTGGAAGTATGTTCTTGAGAAACCAAGACGATGGGTCTGGTATTAGAGTTCACGATGCCTTTGAATTTACGCCAGATGGGACAAACTTTTATAGCATTTGGCACGCTAATAATGATGGGTCTGGCTCTGGCCTAGACGCCGATACTGTAGATGGTATTCAAGGAAGTAATTTTTTAAGAAGTGATACTGGCGATACCGCATCTGGAGACATAGTTTTTAATGGTGGCGCGGGGGCAGCAACTATTGCCGCTGCTTCTGATCTTAGGTTGAATAATGGAAATTGGACAGGGGAAGCTACTTGTAAAATACAACATCATTCAAGCTCTTTGTATTTTCAATACAGTAACAGCGGCCAAATCATTTTTAGAGATAGTGGAGCTACTAATAATTTTTATTTTGATGCAAGTGGTAATTTTACAGCCAATGGGAACGTAACGGCCTACTCAGATATAAAATTTAAAAAAGATATTGTTACCATTGATAATGCCGTTGATAAAATAAAAAAAATGCGTGGTGTTTACTACACGGAGAAAAAAACTGAACGTGCTAGAACTGGTGTAATTGCTCAAGAGCTTGAAAAGGTTTTGCCTGAGGTCGTTTTAGATGTTGAAGATACAAATGTAGAAACAGGCGAAACAACCACAAACAAAGCTGTTGATTACGGCAACATGGTTGGCATACTTATAGAAGCAATTAAAGAGCAGCAAGACGAAATAGAGCGACTAAGAGCAATACTTGAGGGCTAAGAATGACACTTCAAAGCAGTGGATCAATATCATTATCCCAAATTGCAGGTGAATTTGGTGGCTCTACACCGCACAGTTTAAGCGAATATTATGGAGTAGCAGCAGGTGTGCCTTCAAGCGGCGCAATTAGCATGAGCCAATTCTATGGCACTAGCGCACCTTCATATGTTTATGCTACTGGCGGCAGTGTTTCGCAAAGTGGTAATTACAGAACGCATTACTTTTATAGTTCTGGTTATTTCAATGTAACAAATTCTGGAAATAGCGGCGGCTCTAATAGCGTAACAGCTCTTATTGTTGCAGGTGGCGGCGGCGGCGCAGGTATCGGTGGCGGTGGTGCAGGGGGCTATAGATACCTCTCTTTTGGTATAGGAACAGGCAACCATTATGTCGGCGTTGGCGGCGGCGGCGGTGGTTCTTACTCAACTTATGACACAGCGGCAGGTTCAAACGGTGGTAATAGTTCATTTTATGGCTATACATCAACTGGCGGTGGTGGCGGTGCGGCAACAGAAAATTGGTACGGAACATATCCTTTTGCGGGTGCAAAAAGCGGTGGCTCTGGTGGTGGTGCAGGGTTTGCGACTTCTGTAACAACAACCTATGCAGGTGCTAGCGGAATAAGTGGTCAAGGTAATAACGGTGGTTCTGGTTCTAGACTAGCAGGTGGCGGCGGTGGTGGAGCTGGTGCGGCAGGTCAAAACGGTCACGCAAGAGCAACCCATCATGGCGGTAATGGCGGTTCTGGCTCTTATCATTTTGGTGCATACAGAGGCGGTGGCGGTGGTGGCGTTACTTGGTCTTACAATGCTCCAAGCCCTGCATCTGGCGGTTCTGGAGGTGGCGGTAATGGTGGAGCTATTAATAATACCCAACATAGTGGCGGTGGAACTAATACTGGCGGCGGCGGCGGTTCTGCTTGGAGTACGGCAGGCTCTAAAAATGGTGGCTCTGGCATTGTCATTATTCAATATAGGTTTCAGTAAATGGCACATTTTGCTAAATTAGAAGATAATATTGTTACAGATGTTGTTGTGATAAGTAATGACGAAATACTTGATGATGATGGTAATGAGAGTGAAGCGATGGGTGTTTCGTTCCTACAAACGGCTTTCGGAGCAGATACTGTCTGGAAGCAAACAAGTTACAATAGAAACTTTAGAAAAAACTATGCGCAGATAGGCGGCACTTACGATGCTGATAAAGACGCATTTATTCATATGAAACCTTTTGCTTCTTGGCAATTAAACGCAGAAACTTGCCAATGGGAACCTCCTGTTGCAAGGCCAGATGACCACGAAACAAATCCTCACCGTTGGGACGAAGAAAATCAAGAATGGGTTGCTTTATTTCCAGTAGGCGATGAGCCAGATTTAGGAGAAAAACCGTAAATGCTAGGCTTTGCACCATTAGCAGCAACTGCGTTAGGCTCACCATCGGCCAATGAAGCGTATTCAATACAAGTCACAAGCGGTACGTTTACGCTTTCGATGCAAGGCGCAGGTAAATTAATTACAGACATTTACCCAAGTGGAGTATTTACGCTCAGTGGTCAACCTGTTTCAATATTTGCAGGGCGTCCAACTGAAATCTTTGCCGGTTCCTTTACTTTAACTGGTCAAAATATAGACTTGGATCAAAACTTTGGCTTAATTATAGATAGCGTTTATAATAGCGCAACATTTACATACACTGGACAAACTGTCGTTTTTGATACTGGTTTTGGCATGGTGCTTGATAGCGGCACATTTGCTTCAACTGGTCAAAGTGTAAATTTCAAAAAAGACATGAATATATCGGCTGTGACAGGTATTTTTACCTTAACAGGCCAAGACGCATTTAAAGGTGTAGGTGAGGTATTTAGCCAAGGAACTTTTACTTATACTGGTCAAGCTGTAGAGTTTACCGTTCAACGACATTTCGACGCAAATGCAGGGGCATATATATACACATTTCAAGATTTTAAAATTAGAGGTTGGTTTAGCCCGACAGTACCGGCTGAAATATGGACGGATGCAGCCTAATATGTTACCATTAAATAACGCAAAAACATTAACATTAACTCCTGGATATAACCTGCTGAAAAGAAAGGAAAAATTATGGCTATAAGTCTCACGAAACCAACAGTGGGTGGATCTGAGGGAACTTGGGGTACTACCATAAATACGGCTCTAGATGACGTTCAGAACGCTCTTAATGGCACATCTGGAACGGTAGCACCCGACTTAACAACGCTAACTATTAATGGAACAAACGTCACATCTACAGCATCAGATTTAACAAATGCTATTACTGGCTTTGTCTTAGAGGATGGCGATGGTACGGAAGTAACTATTGCCGGAGGAAAAGAAGTTAAATTTGTTGAGGGAGGTGGTATTGATATAGATTGGACAGACACATCGACAGGTTCAGATGCAGATCCATATGATTTAACTTTTACTTTAAATACAGATATGCGTAAATCTGGAAACGTAGATGTATACACCGGCAATACTTCCGATTATGTTTTTTATGATGCAGATGTTGGTATGCGTTTTTACACCGCCGGATCTGAAGATATGAGACTGACAGACGGTGGAGACTTGCACGTTGATGGCAACATTATTGGTTATTCTTCAACAATTTCTGACCAAAGGTTGAAGGGCAACATAAATAAAATAGACAACGCATTAGACAAAGTTATGCAGATAAATGGTTACACATTTACTTATAATCATGACGGAAAGCAAAGCGCAGGAGTAATAGCGCAAGAAATTGAAGATGTTTTACCAAGTGCGGTTCAAAGCACTAATTTAGTTTTCAATGATGATAATGACGTTGAGTTTAAGACAGTACAATATGATCAACTTACTGGACTGTTAATCGAAGCAATAAAAGATTTAAAAGCAGAAATAGAGGAACTAAAAAATGCCTCTGCCAAGTAGTGGCCAGATAACGATAGATCAAATACACGTTGAAGCAGGTGGCGGTAGCGGCTCACAAGCCGCAATAAATGATGCTGATATTCGTGATATGATTGGCAAAGGCTCAACAGCGCAAAATGCCTTTAATGAATATTATGGAGTTTCTGCCGCCGCTCCTATTGCTACTTTCAAAGGCCGCACACTTACAACTGGCAATGGATTTCCAACTGGTAACGTGACATTAAGCTCTGGCTCAAAGCTAGTTGTTGTTACTCTTCAACTGGCAGGGAGCGGAAACACATATGTAAATGTCGGCGGTGTAAGTGCTACGCTTGCCGCAAAAGTAGATACTGCGCCAACTGGCGGCGTTTGGGGTGCGGCACTTACATCAGCGGTTTACTATTTAGTCACTTCTGCCTCTGGCTCTACGCAAATAACTGGTAACGGTGGCAGTGGCAGGTCAGTAACACATGTATGGGAAATTACTGGTTATAATAGCTCTACGCCAACAGCTACCGCCACCGCCCAAAATACTGACAATACAAGCTTTTCAAAAACGATTTCGTTGTCAACTCAATATAACGGAGTTACTATAGGTTCTGGTATAACGGAAGATACTAATCCTGCGGGTTCGGTTACTGTAAGCAATTCTGACACGATACAACAAATCGATTTAGAAAGTGCTACAAATCACTTTTGTTGGGATGACGAAGGAACTGCGTCAGGAACTACAAGTTACAACTGTGTTCAAAATAACCCTGCTTCTAATATTGTTGCAGGGTCAACAATTATGCAATTAGCCGCCGCACATTGGAAATAATATGCCACTTGTACCATTAGATTTAAAAGCAGGTTTTTATCGGAACGGAACTGAATTTGACGCATCAAACAGGTGGCGTGATGGCAGCCTTGTTAGATGGCGTGACGGCTCTTTGCGTCCTATCGGTGGATGGCAAACTTTTAAAGACGGATTTTGTACCAATCCAATTAGAGGCGCACACGCATGGGAAAGCTTAAATGGAACAGCGTATTTTGCGGCTGGAAGTCATAACGAACTCACGGCAATGGTAGGGTCTGGTACAACTTACGACATTACACCAACATCAATGACAACTGGTCGTGAAGATGCAGGTCTTAACCTTGGTTTTGGTGGTGGGTTTTATGGAACAGGTTATTTTGGTACACAAAGACCCTCAACTGGCACTTATTCTGAGGCGAGCAGTTGGAGCCTAAGTAACTGGGGTGAATACCTAGTTGGGGTTCATTTCGACACGGGAACTCTAGTCGAGTGGCAGCTTGGGTCTTCAGCCGTAGCTGCCCCAGTAACTAACGCTCCACTAAATAATCTTGGATTAGTTGTTACTGAAGAGCGTTTTATATTTTTACTAGGCGCAGGGGGAAACCCTCGTAAGGTTCAGTGGTGTGACTTTGAGGATAATACACTTTGGACCGCCGCAAGCACGAACCAAGCGGGGTCTCAAATCTTACAGACAAGTGGCCAACTGATGCAGGGAGTTAAGACAAGAGGGCAGACGTTATTGATAACAGATACCTCAGCCTTCACAGCGCGATACGTGGGCCCACCCTATATTTATCAATTTGATCGTGCCGGTGCAGCTTGTGGAGCTGTTTCCAGAATGAGCGCCGTTGACACTGATATGGGCGTATTTTGGATGGGGCAAAAGGGCTTTTTCGTATTTGATGGTAACACAGTAAAAGAGCTGCCATGCGAAGTTCATGACTATGTTTTTGACGACATTAACGTAAACCAACAATCAAAAATTTGGGCGTTTAGCAACACAGAATTTAGTGAGGTTTGGTGGTTTTATCCGTCTGCAAATAGTTTAGAGATAGATAGATATGTTGCATACGACTTATTGGAAAACCATTGGCTGATTGGTAACTTATCAAGAACTGGTGGCGTTTCTAGAGGTGTATTTAGAACACCGATTATGAGTGGCGAAAATCCAGAAAGCTTTACTTATAATGTAACTGTGGCCAACTCAGGAGGTAATAAATATTTTATATCTAGCTTCTCAGGAGCAGCGCCAACGTTAACTTTTAAAAAAGGCAATACTTACAGATTTGATCAGTCCGACAGTTCTAATATTGGGCATCCGTTTCAGTTTTCTACAACGGCAAATGGAACGCATGGCGGTGGGTCAGCGTACAATACCAACGTTGTTTCAACAGGTTCGGCAGGAAATGCAGGAAGTTATGTTGAAATAACTGTTACAGATAGCACTCCTTCTACGCTTTATTATTACTGCACAAACCACAGTGGAATGGGCGGAACTATTAACGTAATAGAGCCTGTTTCAGTGTATAACCATGAACAAGGCTTAAATTATGATAGTGGCTCTATTTTTTGCGAAACAGGGCCTATATCAATAGGTAACGGAGACCAGATAGCAAAAGTTACGTCTGTTATTCCTGATGAGCTTACACAGGGTGACGTTGATTTAAAATTTAAAACACGATTTCATCCAAACAACACAGAAACAACGCATGGCCCATTTAATCCAAGTAACCCTACTTCTGTGCGTTTTACTGGAAGACAAGTAAGGATGAGAGTTGAAGGTGATCAAGCTACAAATTGGCGCGTTGGCACTATGAGACTTGAAACTAAAGCAGGGGGGCGTAGATAATGCCAGTTACACCTCCAGTTATCGGTGTTGATGTACGTCAATGGGGTAGAGATCTTAATTTATTTTTAACTAGAAATTTAGGTAAATTATTTTTTAAGACTTCCGACGACAACCCATCTGTAGATGGTATTTTTTTATGGGATGATGTTAATAGCTATCCAGTGGTTAGCCATAACGACGCTTTTCGTCAGATTGCTATGAAGCACGCAACCCCTCCGGCTAATACGGGATCTGCGGGTGACGTCACGGGTATGATTAGTTGGGACACCAACTACATTTATATATGCGTTGCTGATTACGATGGATCTACCGCAATATGGAAAAGAGTGGCTTTATCAACATGGTAAACGTGGGGTGGATAAATATTGGATAATGTTGTAAAGTTTTCGTCAAAGTCGAGCGTTTTTGTCAAGCCGATACTTGGAGATGAGATAGAAGAGTTTTTACCGAAAATAATTCCTATCCTCAAACCGGCGATTGATAAAAGCCAAAGAAACGTATCGATGGATGATGTTATAGAGGATATTATGACTACACGTTCACTCATGTGGGCAGTTTACATAGGGGACACGCTATCGGCTGCTTTTACTACAAGCATAGCTGAGCATCCTCAGAGAAGAACTTTATTCATAGAGTTTATGGGTGGTGTAGCAATGGCGGCTTGGATGAGAGCTGCTTTGAGAGTTTTAAAGGAGCTTGCTAAAAAAAGTAAGCTAGATGGTATTGAGGCACACGGACGGATCGGGTTTTCTAAAATGGCCAAAGAGCATGGCTTCAAAGAAATGCACCGACATTTTGAAATGGAGATAGCGTAATGGGCGGTAAGACGACAACTACAACAGCAACAATGGACCCAATTCAGGAACAGTTTATCACTGAAGATATTATTCCATTTGCTAGAGATATTAGAGACACCCCATTTCGGCAATACACTGGTGAAAGGGTTGCCGGATTAACTCCAATTCAGAGAGATGCTTTAGGAGGTTATGGCGCTCTAAGTTTACCGTCTGAAATAGGTGAGGCAACAGACGTATATCGAGGAATTGCGACGAGAACTCCTGAGCAACGTCAGCAAAGATTAGGCGAAATACAAGATCAAATGGCGCCATTACTTAACAGAAGGTTTGCTCAGCAAGGCGTTGGAAGTGAGGCGCAAGCTATTAAGGCAGGGGCTTTTGGTGATAGAAGGGCTGTAGTGGAAGGCGAACGTCAAGCCGCTTTAGACGCGCAAGCTTATGATCTAGCAAGCAGACAACTAGCTCAAGAAGACGCTATGGCTATGAGATCTGCGGGTGCTTTGTCAGGTAGTGGCATACAGGGATTGAAGGCTCAGCAAAACATTTTAGGCGCCCAAATGACTGCGGGTGATACCGAAAGACAGCTACAGCAACAGCAATTAGATGCAGATTTCAATCAATACCTAGCAGAAATGCAATATCCTCTAACTCAGTTTGGCGTTCTTACTGGCGCCGGACAAGCTTTCCCTGCGGGTATTGGAACAACGACCGGAACTGAAAGAGATCCGATGGGTAGTTTTGGAAGAGTATTATCTGGCTTAGGCTCATTTGGTATGGGCGGCGGCTTTAAGATGTTTGGTTAATAGGGGTTAAAAATGATTGTTTTAACAGAACAAATGATAAGAGACTTTGGACTTACCGGCGCTATGGCGGGTGAGATAGCTACTCCTGAAGACATTGCCATAATGAATATGAACGCAGCGCCTCAGACCACAAACCCAACGTCAGCTTCTTTACGGCCTAAGATTAGACCTGAAGCTGCTACGGGGGGTCAGACGGTTCCTACCCCTCCCCCAGTTACAGGAACAGCGCCAACTGCGCCGACACCGCCTGACCCTTCAAGTATGTACAATGACGACATGAGAAGAATTTTAAGATTTGCGGCGATTAAAGACGCGGGTATGGCTTTGCAGGGTAAAGAAGGAAATACTGTAGCGACCATAATGGGAGACTTTACCAAAAGAGCGGATATGGCTCGTAAAGCGTCGGCTGCTAAAGCTAGTGCGGCTGCAAGCGCCGCATTAATGCAACAAGCTTTTGGCGGTGCTTCTGGAATGTCTATGAGCGGAGCGACCCCGCAAGCGTTAAGAGCGCAAATAGATACATTATCTCAATTAGCATTTACAAATCCGACTATGGCTCCCGCAATATCTGCTAGAATAAAAGTTTTACAAGCTGAGGCTGAAAGGCTTACAGACGCAAATAAAGAAATAGCTAACAGTGAAATGATGCTGACAAATATTGATAATCTTTTAAATGACCCCGCTTTAGGACAAGCATTAGGCATCGAAGGATTTTTGAGAGAACCTTTTGTTAAGTTAAAATTAGATACTGAAACTGGCAGAGTAAAAGGCCGTTTAGATCAAATAAAAGGCGCTGTATTCTTACAAGCTTTTGAAAGTCTAAAAGGTGGTGGTCAAATTACAGAGCTAGAAGGTATAAAAGCTGAACAGGCAAGAGCTAGATTATCAACCGCAGTTAGCGAGGAAGACTTTAGAGAAGCCTTACAAGAATTAAGATTTTATACAGAGCAAGGTATAAGACGTCTTAAAGGGGAACAAATACCAGACGATACGTTTTATGAAGACTCTAAAAAACAAAGTGATCCTTTAGGAATACGGGGATAAAAAATGGCGTCAAAAATTGAACAGCTAAGAAAACAATATCCTCAGTATAATGACATGAGCGATGATGAATTTGCTAAAGCTTTTCATAAAAATTTTTACAGCGATTTAGAATATGACGACTTTGCTAAAAGATTAGGAGTAGCTTCGGCTATAACGCCGTCTGGAACTGAGCTTGTAGAAACTTATGGAGATGGCGGTCGTATCGTAAGAAATATTAAGACCGGAAAAGAGTCCTACGTCTCTGATGCTTTTGCCACGAGTGATCCTGTCAGGATTGCAGAGATAAGAGCCGCAGAAGGAAAAGCCGGTGGAGCTTCACGAATTGGCTTTGCTCAAGATATAATTGATCAAGCCGGAAAATTTAAAATTGGCAATTTAAATGTAAATTTAGGCGAAATACCCGCAAGAGCGGCAAGCGCCATAAAAGGTGTGCCGTTTATTGGATCATATGCTGATGAAGCTATCGGCGCCCTTTTTGGCCAAGATGCGGCGTCAGCTACAAGAGCTGCACAAGAAGCTAGAGAAATAGTAGCTCCAAAGACTGTTATGGCATCGAGGGCAGCTACAGGTTTAGCTACTGCGGTTCCGGCGGCTTTAGCAGCGCCATCAATGGCGCTTACTCCCTTGGGTACTTCATTAACTTCTAGAATGGTTGCCGGTGCGGGTTTAGGCGCAGCCGGAGGAGCTTTAGAGGGCGCCATCTATGGCTCTGGCGAAGGGCGAACTGCACGAGAAAGAAAAGATCAGGCAATTAGCGGCGGTAAAGTAGGCGCCGCATTTGGTGGTATTTTAGGTCCGGCGCTTCCCGCAGCCGGTGCAGCAATAGGTGCGCTTCGAGGTAGCCGTGTAGCAGCTCCCGCAAGAGCCACGCAGAGAGAGCTAGGCATAAAAGGTCAAGCGACAGATCTCCTAAGCGCTGCGGCTCGAATGGATGAGCCTATGGCGGCTGCTAACATGGCAAGAGCCGGTCAATACGGGTCACTTGGTATGATGGGGCCATCAACCAGAAACTTGCTCGACCTAGCCGCAGCATCCACAAGCGAGGGCGCAGCAAGAGCTAGGCAGAATATAGAAGAGTTAGCGGGTGATGCCGGTAGGCAGTTTGATGAGCTTTTAGATGATACTTTTGGCGGGGCTGAAGCAGCGTTAAAAGTTCAAGATAACTTAATGTCGTCAACAGCCGGAGTAAGATCTGATGCTTATGATGCAGCGTATGAGAAAGCTATTGATTATGCGTCGCCTAATGGGATTGAATTAGATAATTTACTCAAAAGAGTAAAACCTTCTGTTTTAAAAAATGCAGAAGACTTGATGAGAATGGAGGGAAGAGAAAGTTCTCAAATATTTGTTAAGCTTGATAAAAATGGTAATGTAAAAAGTTTTACGCGCAAGCCTGACGTTGAACAAATTGATTATATTACTCAAGCATTAAATAATGTTAGCCCGACAGCTCCTCGACAAGATATTGCCGCCGCTAGAAACTTAGCGAGTAAAATTAGAAAATCTTTAGACAAGCAAATACCTGAATATGCTGCGGCTAGAAATATAGCCGGTGATGTAATTAGCATTAGAGAAGCTATAGATCTTGGTACTGATGTATTTACCAAAAAAGTAACTCGATACGATCTAGAGAAAGCCGTTTCAGATATGGGCGGGGCAGAGCTTAACGGCTTGAGGCAAGGTGTTCGAAGCTACATCGATGAGCTTATGGCCAATGCTAAGGCGTCATTAACAGATCCTAATCAAGATGCTAGGGAGCTAATTGCACCAATTAAAAATCTTATGTCTAGAAGTAGCCGAGAAAAACTTCAAACAATATTAGGTGAAGATGCTGCAAAAGAATTTAACAGGCAGCTTGACGAAGTATATTCAGTAATGAATATGCGTGCCGGAGTAGCTCAGCAAACAAAAACAGCCGTTAGGCAAATGGCCAAAGAAACCGCCGAAGACGCAACAGATCCAAGCTTGCTAGGCTTAATGGGAGAAAGAGGCTTAACAGGTGGAATAGCTGAAAAGTTCAGACGTCAGCTTGGCGATCAACCATCTAAGAACGAACAATTTAGGGCGTTGATGGGCGAGATAGCTGAGCCTCTAACAAGGCAAGCAGATCTAACCACGCTCACACGTCAGATGGAACAATTAAGAAGAGCCGCGCCTCAGCTACAGAGAGCTGATGATATATACGAAACTGGTAAAAGTCTCGGAACTATCGGCGCGACCGGCTTAACTCCGGCTATGCAGTCCCTTCTGGGGTATCGCTAACCCAAGCTTCGTTTTCAGGAGTATTAGGGTCGTCTCCTATGAGGCGCCCTTTTTCGTCCCTAGCTCGCTTTTTTTTTGAGCCTGTAGCTTTTGCCTTTTTAGGCATTTCTTTTTTTAGCTTTTCAATCATTTCTTTAGGATTATTGGTTTTTGGCGATGCTAACCTAAGCTTTTCTAGTTCAGCTTTTTGTTGCTGCAACAGCGTAGCCGCTTCTTCGCAATGTCTAAAAAGCGCAAACACATTTTGAACTCTGTGCGGTTGCGTAAGAATACGAATCAATTCTTTAAATTCTGGTTCTGTCATAATGACCTCCTTTTAATATTTTTTTAGTTTAGCCAGATAAGTCTTGCGTATCAAGTCTGTGTTAGTTAACAGTTAAGTTACATAGTATATGCTTTTTTACATATATACTTCTCCGAACTTGCCCCGTCGTTTTAGGCGGGGTATTTTTTTTGTTGCGATAATGTTCACTTGCTGTTAACACTTTCACACGGAAGGAGAATAAATATGTTAATCGTAGCAAAAAAAGAAGAAGCTGAAATGCTTCTAAACTCTATTCGTGAGCTTGAAGTAACTATCGCTGAAATGGATGGAGAAGAAGAGGGAAGCCACGGTTTTATGCCCTCACAATTAATCGCTTTAAAAAATATAAAAACTGAAATTGAAAAGGAGTTGAAATCAAATGAGAACGGTTGATTATATATATTTATATGCACTAGCTATATTATGGATTATATTCGAGGTAGTTCAGTTTGGAGTAGCTAATGGATGACAGGCAAAACATTGACGCTGTTATTGTTAGAATAAAGCGCAAGCTTAGCAATATGCAGAAAGATCAAATAAAATCGGGCAGCTTTCGGTCACATGACACACAAGAATTGTTAGGACTGACAGATATTTTAGAAGCAAAAATAAATAAATTAATCGGAGAAGAAAATGAAACAGTTTAACTGGCCAAAAAATATGGCGCCAAATGAAAACTTATGGCTTACAATTATGCCGCTCATGAAGGAGGACGCACACATATGCAATGTCCGTTTATCCAAAAAGCATGGCATGACATTACCAAAAAAGACGAAACAAAAAACCGAACCCGAAGAGCCTAAGCTAGACGCTATGGCTCAAAAAATAAAAATGTTGATCGATGAGGGTCTGGACGTAAAGGTAATATCTAAAGTTGTGGATCTTAGCCGCTACAAAGTATCCGAATACATTTCAAAGCATAATATGAAATGATCGAATATTTTACAGCATTAGTTCTTTCTTACACTTTGCACACGCACCAGATCAATACGGTCGTGTGGTTCGAAAGCGAGAAACATTGCATCAAAGCTATAAGCAGCCGCACATTCGATAATATGTATGACCACATTTACGAGCTGTACGGCAACGAAATATCTATGTACTGCGTTGTATCTGAGGTTCGATCAAAATTAGTTAGGCCGCAGCTTAAACCGCTTACAAAATCCAACTAAAAATCTTGTTCGTTTGTTCGATACGATCATCTATACCATGATACCCGCCGTTGATCCGGCGAGTAATTTTACGGATGTTGTCCTCAGATAATCCTTTATCAGCCATTTCAAAAAGCTTGTTAGCTCTGAAAAACCAGACTGCGCTTTCAAAAGCATACTCTTTTTCTAGCAACATCGGATTATCCAATACCTCTGGCAATCTCATATCACTAGCGAAAGATCTTACGTTGTCACGTCCGGTTACCTGTAAAAATCCTCGACCCAAAAATTTTGCGGCTTCGGCTTCGTCACGATTCCCCATACGACCAGAGTAAACCTTACCGGCGAGCTTCTCAGGGTTCTTAGCGTATGGCTTAGCATCTTCGACAGTAGGAAAACGTGACGGCCAGACCGCCTGTATTCGCTCAGGAGTGCTGTAGTAGAGACTTTCCTTAGTCTTCCTAAAGCCGCCACTTTCGTGGTGTACTTGGCCAAGCAGATGGGCGCCACGAAACGCAGACAGATCATAATGCTCTACAATCTTTTTGGCGGTGTTCGGTCCAAAGCTGCCATCGATAGAATCGCAACCGACTTTTTCCTGTAAATGTTTTAGTGCTTCACTCATTTTTTGCCTCCGAAAAACTTAGTAGCTGACCTTACGGCGAAGCTACTCGCCACGATTACACCCAAGGTGTAACTATACCACTCCGGCATTTGCTCCAAAGCAGCGAAGCCATCTGTCACGGCTTCCTTTGCCCATTCGAACGGCAAGAACGAAAGTATAAGCGGGATTGAAAAAAGCAAAACTAGGTACTCGTCCTTCCACGAATTAGCGCTTGCGTTAGCCATAATGCGATCCCACTCGGCCTCGCTTGTAGCGGCTGACACCATTATGGCTGCTTCCGCTTCTGCTTTAGCAACCTTGACTTTATTCTGTGCGGCTTTCTCTTCAACTTTTCCATTCAGCCATGTACCGGCCAAATTAGCTACTGGTCCTAATAATTGTCCTATCATTCCTTTTTACCCATGTTTGTGAAACCGTAGTAAGCTGCGACTATTGCAGCAATACTGACATAATATATGTTACTCATGCTCGATAGCATCTCTGACGCTCTGGGTAGCTCCATCCACTCCGTAAAGACTACGCCAAATGGAAACAACAGCATACCTGTCAAACTAAACCACGCCATCCGACGTTGAGCGTCGCGTTTGGCATCGGCGTCAATCATGATTCTGCGTCTGTCTTCGAGCATTATTTCGCGCTCTTCGGGGTCGATCTTTCCGTTGTCATTTAAATCATACTTAGCTTTCGGCATCTAAAAACCTCCTTGCTACTCTTAGGTCACTTGTCTGTATAACGACTTTACCACTTTCTGTATATACGACAAACCTATTTCGCTTAACCTCAACAAGTCTCACCTAAACCAATCTCTAACGTCAATCCAATCCATATAATGCAAATAGGCTGTAGCACCGACTGCGGAGAACACCAAAAGCACAACTATTCCGACTATGGTAATCATCATTTCCTGACGTTCTATCGCGTCACGCCTCGCCTGAGCCTCTGCCTCGCGCTTTTCTGCGAGAACTTCTCTACGAATTTTTAAAAGCTCCAAGTATTTTGATCTGCCATACGTCTGCGTAATCCACTCCTTGAGTTCTTCCTCAGCCTCCGCAGCCTGACGTAGTTTAGCCCATCTATCCATAGCAGTGGCGTTTGTGCTTTTAGCAGACACGCCTTTTTGTTGCAGCGTTTTCTTGGCTGCATCGGTTGCGTCAAAAAACTTGCCAATATCTTTCGATAATGCGCTGATGGTCTTGCCGGTTTGGAGGCCTAACTTTATTCCGCTAAGAATTGTAAGAGGGTCCATTTTACATACCGTCTTTGCGGGTAAACTCTACTGTCTTCTCTAATATAGCGACCCTCGATTGCAGCTTGATAATCTCCATCATTTGTCCGGCCATTGATCCAGTGTCCTCGTGGATTGTATCGATCTCCGACCATAGCTCCTGATCAGCGTCATCCATGTCTTCGTACACCTCCGACAGTATATCCATCATTTCCTGTATATGCTCTTGGTTGCGCTCAATATCTCTAATCATGTTTACCTTATCAGTCGTATTGCTCTGGGCATCGAGGACAGCCACAGTCTCTTCGAGGTTAGCAATGATCGAAGCTTGCTCACTGGCATACCACACCATACCGCCCAAACTTGAACAGATCACTCCAATGACGGCAATATTAACTTTTGGCAATTTATCCATAATAAACTCCATTTTCCCTTTTTTAACATACTTTAGCTTATATTGAAATAAGGGGTTGACGTTAACAACTTGTTAACGCATTATACTTGTATAACGAATCAAAGGAGAAGTGAAAATGCAAAGCATCAAAGAAATAAACGCTCAGTTAGTAAAAATCGGCGAAGAGATTAAAGCGGAGATGCCATCTTATATGTTAGATAGCAAAAACTATAATTCGCAAAAAACACTTATCAGACTTGCAGTTCGTTGCATCGAGCAACAAGAATACAGTTCATCGATAATTGGCAAAGACTACGATGGTAACTGGAGAGAAGGTAAAACTTTACGTTTTCCTGCTGCAAGAAATGATGAATTGTTTGCTTTGCTAAAAAGCTACAAAGCAGCAAACTTTGAATTTTAAGGAGAAGTAAAAATGTTAGAAGTAAATACAAAAGTTATGATTAAAAGTAGTAGGTTACACAGAGGATTGCATAACGGACAAATAGGTACAATCGTACAAATTCATGATAACAATGTTTTTGTTCGTATTAACTATGAATTAGGAGATACCATAGCTTGGTTGTTCGCTGATGAAGTGGTGGGGGCTTAACAGCCCCTTTTCTGCTTGACGTTAACAGATTGTTAACGTATTATAATTGTATAACGAATCAAAGGAGAAATAAAAATGGCATATAATCCCTCACACGAATATGAGCATCTATATGATCCGGCTATCAAGCGTTATAAAATTGAAAATGCTCGAAAGGGCAGACTTCAAAGATGGAAAGCGAGAGATGACCGCGCTCAAGAAATTATTGATTTTCTTAATGATAAAGTTGGCATTTGGACAAGCGCAAACACTGAAGCGAAAAACTTTTTAGAAAGTATGTCAAAAGCTATTTTTGTCTGGGGTCACTTAACTGACGGTCAGCGAAATGCGATGGTCAAAATTCTTGACAAAGAAATAGCTCGTAAGGCTGAGTGGGCTTCCAGAGATGGTAAGTGTGAGTTTGTTGGCACTGTAGGCGAGCGTCAGGCTTTTGAAGTTACAGTAAAGCACGTCGTAGAGCTTGAGGGCATTTATGGTATCTCATACCTTCACATTTGCCGTGACGCTGATGACAACGTAATCATCTACAAAGGCACACAACACTGGGAGAAAGGCGCTCAAGTGACTTTCATGGCCAAAGTAAAAGATCATGGCGTTCGTGATGGTGTGAAGCAAACTATCATTCAGCGCCCCACAAAAGTTAAAATAAATGGGGAGGATTACTAATCGCAGAGGGGTTTAACAACCCCCTTGCACTTTTCTCACAATCTGTTAACGATGCGTTAAAGGAGATATAAATGAACACGCAAAAACAGGAACGAAAGATCGGTCAGGTCGGCCCTCGAATGGAGGAGGAGCTGATCGAGCTTGCTAAGGACAAAGCCAATCGTATGGGGATTTCTCTCAATACATACTTTCGGTCGTTGGTACTCAAGGATCTGAAAAAAGATAAGGTGAAGTTCAAGCATGATTATTGGCATTGATTGTGGCTACCGCACTGGCGGTGTAGGCTTTGTTAGCGACGAATGGTCAGATGTAGAGGATCTACCAGTATTCACAGAAGGCGGCGTTGACGTCGCTGTTCTTATGGATCTGATCAAAAGCGTTGGCGATGTAAAGCACATCTACATCGAGAGGCAGCAACCCATGCCGAAGCAAGGTGTCAGCTCGACTTTCAAATTAGGTTACGCGTTTGGACAAATTATTTCTACTTGCGTCTTATCGGAGTTTCCACATACGATAGTCGCACCCTCAGCTTGGAAGAAAGCTCTGGCACTACCAAAAGATAAAGACGCAGCAAGACGTCTGGCGCAGCAATGGTATCCACATCTGACGCCACAACTACAAAGAAAAAAAGACGAACATCGGGCAGAAAGTATATTGATAGCACACTATGGAAGGACAAGGACTTGGCCAAAATAAAAAGCATTTCAAATGCGGAGTACCACAGTAGCCCCGCATTGAGCGCTTCCGGCGGTAAGGTAATAGCTTACGAAAGCTTAGCAGATTTCAAGCATGGCGAGAGAGAAACGACGCGAGCGATGCTTCAAGGAACCGCAACACATACTTTCGTGTTCGAGCCTGATAAAGCTGACACCGTGTTGCACACCGATGCACGCGCTAACTCAAATGCATACAAGGAGCTACTAGCCGAGGCTGAGGAGGCCGGAGGCGTGCTTCTAACGACCAAAGAGTACGATGTAGCCCGTAGGTCAGCCGAAGCGGTTCGAGCTAATCCTGACGCGGCTGAGCTGCTTAGCGGAGATCTTTTAGTCGAGCAAAGTATTTTTGCACACGACGCCATTTACAATGTAGACGTGCGTATCCGTCCAGACGGATGGCGCAAGGACATAGCAACACTCCTTGACCTAAAAACGACGGTCGATCCATCACCGGAGGGTTTTGCTAAAGCTACAGCAAATTTTGCCTATCATTTTCAAGACCAGTTTTATCGGCGGGTCATGATGATAGCAGAGCAAGAGGTAGATAGATTTGTATTTATCTGCGTAGGAAAGAAAGCCCCGTTTAAAGTTGGGGTCTATGAACTTAGCAGCCAATCGCTCAGAGAGGGCGCTGCGGCTGTCGAGTATGCACTGGAGAAGTATTCCAATGCATTAAAAACTGACGTCTGGGACTATGAGTTCGGCAAAACGCAAACTGTCGAAATCCCCCGTTGGGCGTTTAAATTTACACAAGGCGAATAAGACAAGGAGTCAATTATGCCAATATCATTTACTGAAGAAACAACTGGTGCAAATCAATACATCAGGGTCCACACCCCGCAAAATAAATGGAGCGTGGTTACGACCGAAAAGGAAGTCGTCGAGTTTGACGTGTCAAAAGGCATGGCAATCGACATCAAAAACGTGACGTTTGGATGGCTTGCAATCGACAAGGGGTTTCGCGATTGGCAGCCGTGGCCGTCACCATCTCAGAGAACGACTAAGCCTGAAGGCTCGGTCGAATATAAAAACGGCTTCGAGGTAGAGGTCTATGTTCCTAAGCATGGTCACGCTACCTTCTCAAGCAACACAATGGCTGTTGGTAATTTTATAGCAGCCGTGTACAATAGAGTAGAAAACGAGGCAGAGTTTTCTACAGGTAAGGTTCCTGTCGTTAAGGTTACTGGGTCATCTCCCATTGTAACAGCGACAGGTAACACTACTTATGATATTGGGTTTGTCGTCGATAAATGGATCGAGATGCCCAGTAGGGAAGAGTCCGAATCAACCCCTGTTTCCCAGAAAGCCGAAGAAGCCAAATCGGTTCCCACTTCTCCGGCTGACAAAGACGAGGACTTTTTCTAAACACTTGGCGCTCCGTTTTGTCATGGTAACGGGGCGCCATTTTTTTCAAACAGGGGTTTATAAATGAGCGAAGCATATTTTAACAAAGTTAGGGAGAGCGCCGTTAGCGACGTTATCGCAGCCTTCAAAGGTGGCCGTAACGAAACGCTCAATAAGGCAGCTTACACGCTAGGAAGGCACGCGCATCTGGGCGCAAATGTCATCGATTTAGCTATCACAGATTTACATACCGCAGCCAAAAGCATCGGCTTAAACGAGGTCGAGATCAAAGCAACAATTGGATCAGGTTTCAAACGCGGCGGCGAAAATCCAAAGATATTAGAAAACAGCGATACCGTCCCATATACATCGAGCGAGTTCGATAGGCTTGTGGGTCGGTTGGCGCAAAAGGAAATGCTTGTCCGTGACGAGGAAACACGGCAAGACAAAATTAAAAAGGCAAGAGAGGTATGGGAAAGAGCCGTACCGATTAGCCGAGAAAATAAAGACGCAATCAGACCGGCGCTACTATATCTAAACTCTCGGTCGCTCAGAGCGTCTACAGCCACGAATATAGCGAGGTTTAGTCCAAACGTATATGACGGACCCGCAATCATCTTTCCCGCTCTGAACGAGCTTGGAGAGGTTCAGGGCGTGCAATCCGTATTGCTAACGATGGACGGCAAGAAGCGCGAGCATAACGGCATCAATAAATATAGCCGAGGCGTCATAGCGGGTAACGTTATGCGGATCGGCGACGAACATGATGGAGCGGCTATCATTATGGTCGAAGGACCGGAAGACGCTCTATCGATACATCAGGTTACCAAAGACCACGTCGAGGCTGCTATCGTGTGTACATTTGGTAAGGCGGGGATGCAGACGTACAACGTCCCACGAGCCTCAGACGTAACCATTTGTGCAGATCCCGACCTTGACGTCGAGAAATGTGCAGAGGTTCTCAGGGGCGACGGTAGCACGTCTGTGTCGGTAGTCAGGTTTGATAGCTTAGGCGTCGAGAACGTCAAAGATGCAAACGACTACTTAAAGGAAGCCGGAGAGGACAAGTTGAGGCAAGCCCTCTCCGGCGCCAAAAGCGTAGAACAGGTAAAGCAAGAAGCTATCGAGTCGGAGCGTCAGTGGCCGACGCCGTTCGATCCAATCGATCCGGCGAGCATACCTAAGCGGCGTTGGATCTATGCTAGGCACTACATCAGATCAAATGTCAGTGTATTAGCGTCAGCCGGTGGCGTCGGTAAGACATCGATGCAAACGGTCGAAGCGCTTGCCATTGTGACAGGTAAACCGCTACTTGAGGAACGCGTTGTAGAGCCTTGTAATGTCTGGCTGATTAACCTCGAAGACCCTATGGAAGAGATGCAGAGACGGCTCGCTGCGGCGATGATACATTACGAGATCAAAGCCGACGAGGTTCGAGGTAAGCTGTTCCTCGATGCCGGTCGAGACTTGCAAATTATTTTCGCAAAGCAATCGAGAGACGGGCTAGACGTTGACGAAGAGCTGCGAGACTACATGGCCAATAAAATAAAAGATAATAATATTGGTCTGGTCATTGTGGACCCGTGGGTCGGCGCCAATCACATCAACGAAAATGACAATATGGCAATGAACGCGGCGGTGGCAAGCGTCAGAAAGATAGCCGACGAAACGGATTGCGCGTTCGTCTTAACACATCACATCCGTAAGGGTAACGGCGACGACGCGACCGTTGATAGTATCAGGGGCGCAGGGTCGCTCATCGGTGCAGCTCGTGCGGCGAGGGTCATTAATAAGGTAACTCAGGAAGACGCATTGAAACTGGGCGTCAGCGAAAGCGAGGCGTTGGGTATATTCAGGATAGACGACGGCAAAGCTAACCTAGCTCCTCCCGCAGAAAAGGCTCTGTACAGGCGCATGGTGGGCGTGCAGCTACCTAACGAGGAATATGTGGGTGTAGCTGTACCGTTTAAAATGCCTGACTTGTTCGACGGCGTGACAACAAAAGATGCTCGCAAGGTTCAGCAACTGGCAGCCGAAGCCGAGAAAAACGAAGACCCGTATCGTCAATCGATGCAAGCTAAAAACTGGATCGGCGTGGCCGTCGCTGAGACGCTCGGTCTGGATCTCGAAAAGCGTCACGAAAAAGCTAAGGCGAAAGCTATCGTCAAGCAGTGGATCGAGACAGACGTGCTAAGGCTCGATCAATTTATGAGCAAGCGTCACGGTCGAGAGGTTCCGGTCGTTATTGCCGGTACAATCATAACAAGAGAGGAAGCGGGGCTATGAGCAAGCACAGTCTAAAGTCTAAGCGCAGACATCCAGACGCTCCACGAGAGCGCATTACAGTGGGTCACATAACGTTCGAGATGTGTCCGGTTAACGCAACATTTGCGCTCATAGCCGGTGATGCTGTACAATCAAAAGATAGGCGACCGCTATTCTCAGGGTTTATAGAGCCAGATATGGAAGCAGAATTACGACGGGTAGCCTTTAGATTTAAATCAATACTTGAGGCTAAAAATGAACGAAGCTGAAGAAAATATTATCGGTCAAATCGTTTTCGACGAAGAGGCGGGGTTCCTTATCGAGTGGAACAAAAACGAAATAAAGCTAGACGATCCAGATAAGTGGGAGGAGATAGCCTACGCTCTGGACGTCTGTCAGTCGGTCATGGAGGAGCTTATTGTGATGCACAACTTGCTCAAAGTTATGATGGAAAAGGGTAGCAATGTTACAATTCATTAATCTTCCACACTTCCGCACTACAGGTGTGGAAAGGTGTGTAAGGTGTGGAGAATATGCGATAAAACCTTCCACCACACCACTACGCCTATATAGGGCGTGGTGTGGGGGTGGTTCGCATCGTGGTCAATTTAAAGTGTGGAGAAAGATATGAAAAAAAGAATAACTACTAATCGAGCAAAGCGTCAGAGGAGAGATGTCCTTGGTAATGTTGAGGAAGAGGGCGACACAATCAACGCAGCCGTCTATGGTCAGCTTCTACCTCTGGATAAGATAGCAAGAGATAAGGTCGAGAAATGGGGCGATAGATTACCGTCTCTCGTTAGCCCAGAAACAGCCGGTAAGTTTGAGGCTGCTTACGAGGCTCTCGGTGAAGCTGTAAAAAGTAATGACGTTATGAGAACTCACAAGTTAGCCGGTCAGCTCATGAGAGGTTGGCAAGTGTTGGAAGACGAAGCAATGGCTAACGGTCATGAGCCTCTACATGGAGACGCCTATTGCGTCGAGATGGAAGAAGGTGACATCGTTTGCTTCGCTCTTAATGAGGTCAGAAAAATACGAGAGCAAAATCCAACGTGGACAGTTTACAGCTTCGAAGACGCTGCGAGAGTTCTTCGAGAGGACTTTACGTCAAGGTTCCTCGATAATGCTTTCAATACTTTTCCCAATGCAAAAGTAACAGAAGTAATTAGAAATGGTGAGCCAGATTTAAACTGGGCAATAGGAGATGAAATACCGTGGTAAAAATGAATAGAGATGAGATCCTGAAAGAAGCAATGCGGATCATTAACACTGATCGAAACGCTGATTATGGAGACGCTAAAGAGAACTTCGATAATACAGCTCAATTCTGGTCGGCTTACACTGGCCACGAATACAATGCGGTCGATGTTGCAGTTATGATGATGCTTGTTAAAATATCCAGAATTAGAGTATCACCGGATAAAGCGGATCACTTCGTTGATCTGTGTGGATACGCAAGCTTATGTGGAGAGATTAGTTCCAATGGTGGGTGAAGTAGGAAAAGCTAAGATAGCTGCAATGGAAGAAATGGGAGAGGATAAGATCCTCGAACGTGTATCAACTGGAACATCAATTAGGACTTTGATGAAAGAGTTTGATGTTGGTTACAAGCTTTTTGGTATTTGGCTTGATAGCGCTGAAGGTAGGCGAGGTCGCTACGAAGCAGCGCAACACGAAGCCGGACATTTTTACGCTGAGCGTGCCGTTGATACGGCTCAAAACGCTCAGCCCGAAGACGTCAATGTTTCGCGTCTCAAGGTCGATACCGATAAGTGGATGGCGTCAAAGATGAACGCAAAGTATGACACGAGACAGAGAGACGTCGCAATCAATATCAGTGTTAACGATTTGCACGCTCAAGCGGCGCAGTTACTTGAGAATGTTATCGAAGGTGAGGCGGAAGAAGTTGAACGTTGATTTTACAGATCAATTCACAGTCGCGTGCGTGCGCGTGCGCGTGCCGCAAAGCAGCGATTCTGTCAAGTTTTTTCGTAAATTCTTTCGCAAGTGCAGCAAAATAAGGGAAAACGGCTCAATAATTAACATAATACGTATTATGCGAATCCGATTATTCTGCGTTGCAGCATTTGACCCCCCCCTTTTTCTAGCAAGTCGGTGCAAAAGCCAATGACCTCAAAACACACACACGCCCCCAAATGGAGAAAAACATGAACGCCCCAATAGACAACCCGTTTTTAAAATTGATGAAACGATACCGCTCCGATCCTGTTTTATTTTCCAGAGAGGTGATCGGAATAAATCCTGACGATTGGCAGTGTGAGCTGCTTCGAGCGGTAGCAGATCCAGAGATAAGACGTGTCAGTTGCAGGTCGGGCCACGGGGTCGGGAAGAGTACGGCTGTAGCTCTTGCGGCCGTGTGGCACGTTTTGATGCGGGTTCCTTCGAAGACGGTTGTAACGGCCCCTACGTCGGCTCAGCTTTTTGACGCTTGTTTTGCTGAAATGAAAAATATCGCCAAGCGCCTGAAAGCCCCTTTTGACGATTTACTGGAGATTAAAAGCGACCGCATTGAGCTGAGAAGTCAGCCAGAGACGACGTTTATTTCGTGTAGAACTTCGAGACAGGAGCAGCCGGAAGCGCTTGCGGGAGTCCATGCGGACTCGGTGCTTTTGTTGGCTGACGAGGCGAGCGGAATTTCACCGAATATATTTGAGGCGGCAAGTGGTTCGATGTCGGGGCATAATGCGACGACCGTTTTGACGGGCAACCCGACGCGTAATACGGGCTTTTTTTATGATACTCATAATCGGCTAAAAGATGACTGGTATACGATGCATGTGAGCTGCGTTGATAGCCCCCGCGTTGCTGACGATTTTGTCGAGGACATGAAAAAACGATATTCCGAGGATAGCCCCGCGTATCATGTTCGCGTGCTTGGAAATTTTCCTCCGTCCGAGGAGGACACTGTTATTCCTGTTGCGTTGATCGATCAGGCAATGAACAACGACATTAAGGTTCACGAGGACACACCGGCCATATGGGGGCTTGATGTGGCTCGACAAGGCTCTGATAGCTCGGTTTTAGCGAAGCGACAGGGTCCGATTGTGCATCCGTTGACGGTTTGGCGTAACCTCGATTTGATGCAGCTCACTGGCGCTGTAAAGGCTGAATATGATGCTATAGATAATCCGGCCAAGCGACCTGTTGAGATAATCGTCGATTCAAATGGTTTTGGCGCCGGTGTGTTGGATCGATTGCGCGAGCTAGATTTACCGGCCAGAGGTTTAAATGTGTCTGAGCGTGCGCTCCAGAAGGAGACGTATTTAAATTTGCGAGCTGAGCTATGGTTTAAGATTAAGTCGTGGTTAGAGGGTATGGACGTTAAGCTGCCCAAAGATGATGCGTTGTGGGCTGAGCTTGCGGCGCCACGGTATCATTTCACAAGCTCTGGCAAGCTTCAGGTTGAGAGCAAGGAGGCAATGAAAAAGAGAGGCGTTGCCTCTCCTGATAGGGCTGATGCTGTCGCGCTGTGCTTAGCTAACGTCCACACGACAATGGCTTATGGATCGAGCGCCACAAGTTCTTGGAGTAAGCCCTTGCGACGCGAGATCCGAGGTATTGTTTAGTTTTGCAGACCTTTACGCCTCCTGTCTTTCTGGACTTGTAAAACGTATTCGTGATTGATGATCCCTAGCTCTGGGTTGCCTACCACTTTAGGCTCGATCCAGATCTTTTTGATGACTTTACCTGTTTCGTCTCGATAGCGTCTTGGGTGACCTCTTCGAGCGTGTTGGCGCTTTGGAGATCCGTGGCCGGTAAATAGTTGGCCGTATACGTTTACGCCTTTTTTCGGTAGATCGATCTCGACAACTTTGATCTCGTTGCGAGGAACTCTCCGGCCCCATCTGATAGTGCTAACCTTTTTAGGCGCCGGTAAGACTGCGCTAACGTATCGAGGATAGTTAAGCAGCGAAAACACGGCTACTAAGAAGCGCAGATCTCCGTCCATGCCGTGACCAAAGTTTTCTTTTATTTGATATTGCTCTTCTGGGGTAAACCTTGACACATCTCCCCACATACCAAAGCCGGACTCTGACGGGTAAAATCTGAAGTTTCTTGCGAAACGTTGAAGCGTTGGCATCCCTTCGTCGTCTTTGTGGAATTTGCTGTATGCGGTTCCTAAGCCGTATAAAAAATAGTCGTCGTGTTCTTGGCTTAGTGGATTTGCGTCGTTCAGGAAGCTCCACTCGTAAGCCGGAATACCTATTTTTGCTGTATGCTTTTTGCCAGTTTTTGTGTCTGTCCTAGCGTCGCAAACGAAATTTACATAAGAGAAGCCATTATTGACGCGCTGAACATGGTATCCAATGCGAGACGCGCAGTTATCTCTATTTGTGTCGGCTGCCAGTCCAAGCTTAGCAAACTCCTCCTGTAGAGCGTCAAATCGAGCAAGCTCGCTCCATTCGATCCATAGATTATCGAAGCATGGTATTGCTTTGGGCATGAGCTGCGCGAGGTATCGAGGATACGAAAACGATAGGGATACAGCCATTTTTACGAAGTTGTCGCTTAGCGTGAATTTCTCGGCGCTGATAAGCTGACGCTGTAGCTGCTTGATATTGAACTCTCCCTTTTTAGTTCTTTCGTAAGATAGAAAGCTAGACGATGGTACGGATAGACCGGCGACTATTTCGTTGTAGAGCGGTATGTCGGCTTTTGTTCTATCGACAATGTATCTGTGCTGTACGTCGTCGTAGGCGTGATCGACTAGGGTTCTCTGGTTGCCGTAGCCGAACTTTGGCGTTTCGTTTCTATCGAATAAACCTTTTACGGCATCTACGTTAAAAGTCGCTTTAGTATCTTGCTTTTTGCCATGTGCTAGTTTTCTGCCTGAAAAATTTTTAGATCTTGGCTTAGCCATCTTTTTTCTCCTTCTCCTTTTGTTCGAAATACTTTTTTAGGCTAATTTTTTGTAGAGGAGCTTGACGCTCCTCCGTTTCTTCTTTTGACATTACTCCTCCAATCCGAATAGTCTGCTTTCTGTAGCGGCCTTTTCTTCCAGAAGTCCTACGCCCCCGCTAATAACGTATGACTTTATAAAGTCTCTGAAGCTCTCCTCTTCGTCAACTTTTTGCTCTTCGAAGTAGAGGCGCATAGCCTCCACTTCTCTGTTGCTAAGCTCGAAGGTATGTTCGATTTTAAATTTCATCTTACTCCTCCTCTCTGAGCTTTACGTTTTGAGGAACGTAGTATCCTACGCCTCGAACATCGTTATCGACCTTTACGCGCTTAGCTGTAGTGCCGAGAACAGTACCGGTGACCCAACAATCTGAGTCGACCCACGGAAGGTGAACTATGCACTTTTGACCTTCCTTGAATTTTTTTGATAGATCTTCCATTTACGCCTCCTCTCTTTGATGCTGCAAAACAACCTCGGCTGCTTTCATGCAGAGATCCACTTCCTTGTCGCTTAGTTGGTTAGCGATACCCATAGCCATTTTTTTAACTTCCTCAGCCTTCTCTTCGCTAGGAGCGGTAGCCATTAAGACAAGCGCTAATGTTAGCGCGTCTTCTTTGCTTTTTATTTTTTCGTTTTCAAATAATGCTATCTGCATTTTCTTCTCCATTGATTCGTTATATATCTAGAATAGGTTAACAATCTGTTAACGTCAAGCGGAAAAGGAGCCGAAGCTCCTAATCCTATACATCGTTGAGTTTCAAACAATGTTCGAGAACTCGACGTCGTTCACTTTGGGACAGCTTCGATACGACGGACATCACGTTAAGTGCATTTGTTCGAACCTGATCTTTAGTGAACTTGTATTCCCTCGGCTTTGCAGCCTCCTTTCCTAAGCCGAGTTTGGTTATCATTTCTGGGTCAAGATCGCTAAGTTGTAGTGGCATCAGCTTTGACCTTTTCTATGTTCACGCAATCTAACTGGAACTTGACGTGGACGTTGCCGCCTTGCATCGAGCTTACCGTGTATTCGCATGGGCAAGTTCGAAGCCAATCTAGGATCGGATCTAAGTCCTCTGCTTTGACTATCAGCATCACGCGACCCCCCTCTGAGCTTTGAGACCCTTCTTGAGCATATCGATTGCCTCAGCTTTATCGCCCCTGATCAAAGTATCTAGCGACCACTGCACCCAACTTTCGGCGCTCTTAATGAGCCTGACGTCTTCAAAATCGTCGTCGTCGGGATGACCTAGATGGTCTGGATACTCAGGAACATTTTCTGGGCAATCAATATCAACATTGTTTCTCAATGCTTCTTCGAGCCAATCATCGTTTGTAGTTTTTACCGGCTTGTCGTAGCCGCCTCCAACCTGATTGGCGTTGAGCCAATTAATCAGATCTTGCTTTGAGGTCGGTACGTCAACCTCGACCCAGTTTCTTGGAGCGCCTTTCTGGGCGTCTCTCTGAGTGCCAAACCACTGGCCATTTTTATTGGTGTAAAGTCTCATTGATCGAACTCCTCATATTCGAAATCTGTTCTGTCATAAATTGACGGAACGCTTAGCTTACCATCGTCTTCGATGTATCGAAAAGCTGCGCTTGTGGCGCCATGCACCATTACCCACTGATGAATTATAGCGATTGCGTGCTTAACATCGACGGCGTCAAACTCGTAAAATCTTTCGTCCACGTCCATTCTTGGATGGATCTCTACATGAACCACCAATTCAGCCTTCTTGGTAATTCGACCTACTCTTTTCAGTCTAAGCTCGGCAGCTTGGTCTGATGTTAAAAATTTAATTGAATGTGGCATTACACACTTCTCCTTTCTGGGGGGACTAAGCCCCCCTGTTGATTATCAATAAGCGATGTCAGCTTTTTCTACTCCGGCGTAGAACATTTTTTTTGCATCGCCATCGTTAAGAAAATTTTCTTCGGTAGCAAAATCCATGTCGGATGAAAAATGCGCGATTGAGCTTAGACCATATTTTTTAACAAACTCTGTTACGTCTTGCTCGTTGTCAGCTCTTCTTTTAATTTCTCCTTCAGGAGTATTGATTGTTAAAAGAAGTCCTGCGTTATCTGCATTTACAAAATTAATTCCGAACTGTTTCATTTTCTTCTCCATTTCATTTCCTATACATTAACAATACGCTAACATGATGTTAACGTCAACATCAAAAAAGTCCAGGCAAATCAATGACTTACAAGATGGACATTTTTTAAAAAGTTAAAAATAAGAATCAATTTATACAAATTGAAAAAATGATTCTTTCCTGTCAGACTAAGCTTAGCGGTTTTTCCCTTCCTTTTGCCGCTAGAGCATCGATAACATTGGTCGCTCCCCCACGCGTATCTTCTCTCTTACGCGTGGGGTTTATTTTGCTAGAAAATCCTGTATTATGTAGCAAACATTTATGGAGGTTTTGCTATGCCTATGGTCGGCGGAAAAAAATACGCATACAACACTAAAGGAATGAAAGCTGCAAAGAAAGCAGCCAAGAAGTCAGGCAAGAAAATCAGCTACAAGAAAAAGGCTAAAAAGTAATGGCTGTAAAAGGAGCTAGAAAAAAGTCTTCAAGTCCGAAGCCTAAAAATCCTAAGCTTTACTCTCGCGTAAAGTCTGAGGCTAAGAAAAAATTTAAAGTTTATCCGTCTGCATATGCCAACGCTTGGCTCGTGAGAACGTACAAAAAGCGTGGCGGAACTTATGCCTAAAACGAGAGGCGGATTAACGAAGTGGTTTAAAGAGGATTGGCGAGACGTCAAAACCGGCAAGAAGTGCGGTCGAACCAAATCCAAGAAAGACAAGGGTAGACCATATCCCGCCTGTCGTCCCGCAAGTCAGGCAAAATCAGCCGCAGCTAAAAAGGCTGCAAAACGTAAAACTGGGCCGAAGCGCATAAGTTGGAAGCCAAAGAAGAGGTCGAGCAAATGATATTAGGTTTATTAGGAGGCGCAGCCAAGGGGATTGGTAGAGATCTCAGCATGGGTTTTGGGCTTACTGAGAGAGATCAGGATTATTACGATAGAACCAAAGAAACTTTACGGCGTCAATACGGCGACGCAAGAGCTGACTTGTATGAAAGACAGACAGCCGCTCAGAGAGCTGCGGCCCCTGAAGGTAGAGTTGAAAATCCGAGACGATCCGAAAAAGGAATACTCTCAACAATTATTGGCGACCTAAAGCTAGGGCTGCCAAATCAAGGCAGATCAACGAGAGCGACAAGTAGCGGTTCTACTTCTGGCTCCGATATGTCGTCAATCCCAAGGCCGAGGATGCGCCCAATGATGAGCGGTTACGACGACGCTCCGTTGCAAATGATGCAGCGCAATATGATGCTCGGACCATTTGCCTCAGATCCTAGACTTAACATGGCGCCATTTTCAAACGACGTAAGAGGCCCAGATCGGGGTATTATTGGCGTTCCAGACCCAGAGCCGGTTACATCTGGTTTAATCCCAAGAATACCAACTTTCGAAGAATTTTTGGATGCTACAGGCCTTGAGGATACAGAAGAAAACAGAGAGGTCTATATTGAAACTTATGTTAGGGCTATGGGTGGTTAATGCCGACTAAGAAGCGTAAAAAGGGTCCAAGCCTATCCGTTGGTCGAGGTGAAAAGCTTTCTGTTAAGCGTGGAGGCGGTTTAACCGCTAAGGGTCGGGCTAAGTATAATCGGGCAACCGGATCAAATCTCAAGGCTCCGGCGCCTAATCCTAAAACTAAAAAAGATAAAGCTCGAAAAAAATCTTTTTGCGCTCGAAGCCGTGGTTGGACGGGCGAAAGAGGTAAAGCAGCTCGAAGACGTTGGAAGTGCTAAATGAATATTCTTGACTACGTTATGGCAAATCCAAACACGAATATTGCGCGTCAGTACGGCGTGCAGCCTGTTAATGTAAATACGGATATGACTTTTCGAGATCTGGGGTTGCTCGGCTTATCGATGACGCCTGTTATTGGCGATGCTATGGCAGCCAAAGAAGCTTACGACGAATTATCAAAAGCAAATCCTAATTATCTAGCCGGAGGTTTACTTGCCGGTGCAGCGCTTGCCGGAGCTGTTCCGCTTGTCGGAGATGTCGCCGCTCAGCCTCTCAGAGCTGCGGGGCGTAAAGTAGCCCAGAGACTAAATCAGCGTGGCGAGATGCCAACGGTTTATAGTAACCCGATTTTAGCGAGAAAGCCTAAGCCTCCAACAAAGGAGGAGCTTGATCCTTTAGGGTATCAAAAAACAAAAATGCGGGACTATTTATCTAACACTGTCGTTAAAACAAAAGATCTAAAAGAAAAGGCTCCAAAGATACCCAGAACTTGGGAAGAGATGGAAGGTAAAGTAGTTTTGCCTTTTTATGGTGATAGAACTAGCGGCGGTCTTTTAGTTCAAGGCGTTGATGATATAAAATTTAAAAAACCTGTTAGGACTGAAGCCGGTACTGATTTTATGAGAATGAAGGCTAATCAAGATCAAAGAGCTATCTGGGCTTCAGACAGTGGTATAATAAAAAGACTTGCTGACGAAGCTGATAAGGCTAGAAAAGATTTTGACGGTAAAGATGTTTATGCAATGACTGGAAGCATGGCGCCTAACGCAAATGACTTTGCTACTTTTACCGGTGAAATTTTTGCAGAAATGGTTGATCCTTCAAAAATTACTAAAAAAGCTAAAAAAGCATTTGATAAAGAAATGAAGTTTAACGACCCAACTTTTGTTGGATTAGATTCTCCCAAGTTGAGAGAATGGGTAAAAAATGCTTCTCCAGAAAAAAGAAAGACTTTTATTAGATTGGCTGACAGTAATCCAATGCAAGCAGCCGGTATGCCTAGCCCCGCTCAGGCTCGTTATGCTGCCACAGACATTATTCAAAGAGATTTAAAATCTGGTATGTTTGGGTTAGGTGTTTCTAAAATTGATGAAGTTTCGCCAATTTTAAGAAAAGATCCTGTTGGAAACAATCCGGCTATCATGCACCCTCACTCAACATATAACACGCAATTAACAGGGGATTATTTTGGATCTCTTCCTCCTGTTCCGCAAGGATTAATATTTAAGGACTTATATGACTCTATGGCAAATAAGCTTACTAAAGCGGGAAAGCCTTTTACTGAGTCTCACAAAACTTATTCAATGACAAGACAACTTCCGGCTCAAGAAATTAGACCGGAAATTTTAGATGGAATTTTAGATTACTTGGCTAAGAAGGATCGTTAGGAATGAAAAACGAAATAAACGAATTAGCGAATAGCTTGGAAGCAGAAATAGATCCTAACGTAATGAGCGAGGAGGAGCTTCAAGGGATTGTCGGCAAGGAGATCGAAGACGCGGTCGATTATGCTGATAATACAGTTTCACCTATCAGAGCTTCAGCAACTGAGTATTATCGAGGTGATCCATTTGGCAACGAAGAAGACGGTCGCAGCCAAGTCGTCAGTATGGACGTTCGAGATACCGTTCAAGCGATTATGCCGTCTTTGATGCGTATTTTTAACTCTACTGAGAATACGGTTGAATATGCTCCACATGGACCGGAAGACGTAGCTAACGCAAAGCAAGCTACAGAATACGCTAATTTTATTATTAACAGAGACAACAACGGGTTCCTTGAGATGCACGCTGCTTTCAAAGACGCGCTAATTCGCAAAGTCGGCGTGCTTAAATGCTATTGGGATGACCAGACGCGTTACGAGACATTAGACTTTACAGGGCTAGACGATAACGCTCTGTCGGCGCTTATGGCAGATCCAGACGCAGAAATTGATATTTTAGCGTCTGAGGCTATGGGCGAACCTGAAATGGACCCTATGACCGGCGAGATCATGGAGCCGCCAATGATGCACTCTGTGCGCGTTACCTACACGCATCCAGACGGACGCGTAAAATTAGAGGCTGTACCGCCAGAAGAATTTATCATTTCTCGTGAAGCTAAGTCTATCGAGACGGCTGATTATTGCGCCCACCGGCGTATTCTTACCGTGTCCGAGCTTGTGGCTATGGGCTATGACTTTGATGTCGTGTCGAAAATGTCCTCAGCTCATGAGGATATGCTTACCAACATTGAGCGACATACGCGTAACCCGCACCTTCAAAACGAAATGAACGAGCGCAACGACCCTGCTATGAAAAAGGTCATGTATATAGAAAATTACATCAAGGTTGATTACGACGGAGATGGCATAGCGGAACTTAGAAAAATATGCACCGGAGGCGACGGTAACGAAATTTTAATGAACGAGCCTTGCCACATGGCGCCATTTGCATCGTTCTGCCCAGATCCAGAAGCACATGATTTTTACGGCATGAGTATTGCTGATACGGTTGCTGATATACAGCGTATCAAGTCAAGCATTATGAGAAACACGCTTGATAGCTTGTCTATGTCTATTCACCCAAGAATAGCTATCACGGAAGGAATGGTAAACTTAGATGATGCCATGTCAACTGAGGTCGGCTCCGTGATCCGCCAGAGGGCAAACGGTTCGATTCAACAGCTTGTTTTGCCATTTGTTGGTAAAGAAGCTTTTCCAGTATTGCAGTATATGGATCAGCTAAAAGAAGCTCGTACAGGCATTTCAAAGGCTTCTGCGGGGCTAGATGCTCAGGCGTTGCAGTCTACAACCGCCTCAGCCGTTGCCGCTACTGTGAGCGCAGCTCAGCAACACATAGAACTTATCGCACGCATATTTGCCGAGACAGGCATGAAGCGTCTTTACAAGATTGTTTTACATCTAATTACCACGCACCAAGACCGGCCTCGTATGGTCAGGCTAACAAATGATTTTGTCGAAATAGATCCCCGCGTATGGAACGCAAACATGGATGTATCTATAAAAGTCGCTCTTGGGCGTGGTACGGACACAGAGCGTATGCTGATGCTTAGACAGATTGGTGAGATGCAAAAAGATGCTATGCAAACTATGGGCGCGATTAATCCGCTCACAGACATGAGCAAGCTTGCAAATACTCTTAAATCGATGACAGAGCTTGCCGGATTTAAGGATACATCTCAATTTTGGAGTGATCCGGCGCAGTTTAACCCACCGCCTAAAGAGGATAAGCCAGACATCAACGAACAGCTTATCGCGGTTCAGATCCAACAGATACAGGCAGATATTCAGAAAAAAGCCGCAGAGCTTGAGCTAGAGCGTGAAAAAATGATCATGGACGATGATCGTAAGCGCGATGAGCTTGACGCAGATCTATTTGTTAAGGCTGAAGAAATGAAAGCCAAATATGGAACGCAGCTAAACGTAGAGCAAATCAGAGCTGATCTGGCTATAAACAGAGAAGTTCTAAAAGGTCAGGTTGACGTAATAAATGAGGGATAGATGGCCAAATCAAAACAGGAGATCATCGACGATGGTAATCAGGCAGAGAGGTTATTAAAAGATACAGATCTAATAAGATTTTTAGATGAAATGAGAGCGAATTGTTGGGTTGAGTTCGAGGCAACTGAACTTAATGATAAGGAAGGGCGCGAAGCTATTTATCTTAAACTAAGAGGCGTCGAATATGTTCGACAAAGTTTAAAAGTAATGGTTGATAATGCGTCTATTGAAAAAAAAGTAAAATAGATACATAATAGGAGTTAAAAGATGTCAGAACCCAATAACCCAAACGGGATTGATCTAGGCACTGCACAAAATGCCATAATGGACATGATTGCACCCAAAGAGGATACTGCAAGTGAGCCAGAGGCGCTTGAGGCTGAAGCTGAAGAGGTAATCGAAGCAGAAGCCGAAATGCCAGAAGAGGAAGCTACTGATGAGGAAGTGGATACAGACGGCGACCTCGAAGCTGCGGATGAAGCTGAAGAGCTTGAAGAAGAATCTTTCGACATACTTGCACAGACTGTGGAAGTAGAAGGCGAAGAGATTACAGTCGAAGAGCTAAAACGCGGAAATCTTAGGCAGAGAGATTATACTCGCAAGACTCAAGAACTGGCCGAGATGCGAAAAGATATTGAGGCGCAATTTGATTCTGTTACGCGAGAGCGGCAACAATATGCTCAACTTCTACCCGCTTTACAGGAGAGGATTGAGTCACAAGTGGTTGAAGAGCCTGATTGGGATACCCTGTATGATGCAGATCCTAACATGGCCAGAAAAGCCGAGCGGCAATTCCGAAAACAAAAGGAAGAGCGCGAAAATTCATTACAGGCAATCCGTCAGGAGAAAGAGCGTGTACAAGCTTTAGAAGTAGAAAACCAAGAGCGAATGAAAGCTGAATTTACTGCTAGGCAACGCGAAATGCTCCCAGAGATTATTCCAGAGTGGCGAGACACGAAAGTCGCCCAGAAGGAAGCCTCAGACTTGAGAAGCTTTTTATTAAAAGAAGGTTTTCTCGAAGCTGATATTAATGAGTTGAGACACGCCGGTTTAGTTAAACTAGCTCGTATGGCTATGTTATTTGATCAAGGTCAGTCTAAGGCTGTAAAAGCGAAAGCGAAGCCTAAGCCAAAAGCCAAGACCATGAAGACAGGCACACGAGGAACGCAACCGCGACCCAAAGCTGCAAGTGAACAAGCGTTACAACGCGCACGACAAACTGGCCGTGTCAGAGATGCTGCGGCTGCAATCAATACATTAATAGGAGGCTAATATGGCCATTGTAGCAAATACATTTACAAGTTTCGACGCGAAGGGTATTCGTGAAGAGCTTTCAGACGTGATCAATTCGATCTCACCAGAAACTGTCCCATTTCAAAGTAACGTTGGATCACAGAACGTGTCCAATACTTATTTTGAGTGGCAGACCGACAGCTTAGCTGCGGTAGACAAAACAGCTAGAATTGATGGGGACGACGTGTCTTCATTTGACTCTACTGCGGCGACTACCAGAGTTGGTAACTACACACAGATCCTACGCAGAACTGTGATCGTAGCTGACAACCTTGAGTCTCAAGACCTTGCAGGAAGAAATTCTGAAATGGCGATGCAAATCGCAAAACGAGGCAAGGAGCTAAAGCGAGACCTAGAAGCGGTTCTAACGGACAATAACGCTCAGGTGGCTGGAAATACATCAACAGCTCGAGAGACTGGCGGTCTAGGTGCTTGGATTGCATCTAACGACGTTTTCGCGTCAGACGGTGCAAGCCCAACAGGTAACGGGACCAATGCTCGTACCGATGGTACACAAGCCGCGTTTACAGAAACCATGCTCAAGAGCGCAATGCAAAACGCTTTCACAAACGGCGGAACTCCATCAATCTTAATGGTTGGTCCTTACAACAAAACTGTTGTATCGGGATTTGCGGGTATCGCAGCTCAGCGTTACATGGCGCCGACAGATGCTCCAACCACAATTATTGGTGCGGCTGACGTCTATCTATCTGATTTTGGGACACTTTCTGTGACAACTAACCTCTTTCAAAGGGAAAGAGATGCGTTCTTGCTCGACCCAGAATATGCTTCTGTTGCTTATTTACGTCCGATCCAGAACGTAGAACTTTCCAAAACCGGTGACGCTTCTAAATCGATGCTTCTAGTCGAAGCCGGACTCGAGGTAGGTAATGAGGCGGCCCATTCAGGTGTGTTCGACCTAACTACATCATAATAGAGTTGGGGCGGCTTCGGTCGCCCCTCTTACTTGGAGATAAAAATGCAGAAAAGACTTTTTGACAGAGACCCTGAGCTTGGAATTACCAAGTATTGGCACGTCAAAGATAACGGAGAGTTTGTTGTAGAGACTGTTCAAGATATGACAGGAATAGCTGAATACAATAAAAGAGCGTACAACGGTACAGATAAAAAATGGAAAGACGTTAATAAGGTAGCTTCGATACCTCTTTCCGTGTATTATGATTTAAAAAGGCGAGGGATTGCAGACGATCCCGTAGCTTTCAGGAAATGGATGAACGATTCTGATAACCAAGTATTTAGAACAAGACAGGGTGTATTGTGAGCATTTCAAATTTTACTGACTTAAAAAGTTCAATAGCTGATTTTTTAAATCGTGACGATTTAACGTCAGTAATTCCTACGTTTATCAAGTTAGCTGAAGCCGACATGAACAGGAAGCTTAGGCATTGGAGAATGGAATCTAGAAAGGTTGCTCTTTTAGATACTCAGTATACTGCTTTTCCCCTCGATTTTATTGAGGGTATAAGATTGATGCTTACCGGTACAAATGAGCATAGATTAGAGCTTATTAGTTTGAGCGAGCTTATGGATAAACGAGCGGCTGATAATACAGCCGGAACTCCAAAATTTTATGCACCGGTTGACGGTTCTTTTGAAGTGTATCCAACGCCAGACCAAGATTATACGATAGAGATGCTTTATTATGAAAGAATAGAATCTCTCAGTAGCAGTATCACGACAAATTGGGTTTTAACTTATTACCCAGACATTTATCTTTATGGGGCGTTGACGCATAGTGCGCCGTATCTAGGTGAAGATCAGCGCACATTGGTGTGGGCAGAGTTGTATCAAAACGCAATAGATGGTACAAATAGTGAAGACAAACAGGCCAAGTCTAGTGGATCAGGCCACAGAATGAGAATTAGGAGTTTTGGATAAATGGCAAGTTTTACAAAAGTAAATGACTTTGTGGTCAATCTGGCTAACGCAATGGACATGAACGCTGACACGTTTAAGGTTGCGCTATCTAACACAGACCCAACATCAGGCACAAATGCGGCGGCTGATGGAAATGGTGTATTAGCAAATATTACAGAAATT